TTCGGGGACTGAGGCTTTGAATGCTGCTGCGGCGGATGCAATAGGATCCGTTTCCGCTGCCCCGAGGGGCTGGGCGGTGTCGTCCATGAGTATTCCTTTTGTTGTGAATCTGTGCTAGCGGCGGAGTTCACCGCTGGCAGACCGGTGACTAACCTAGTCTGCTAGCCCCTCGGCGCGTGGCTCGCGTAAGACGCCAGCTTCGCCCTTAAGGCCCTGACATGGTTCAACTGCGACCAGATGCGGTCACGCTTGCGCGGTAGCCAGCAGGACTCCCACTGACCGCGCAGGTCGTTCTCAAGCTCGGCCCATGCCGCCTTGAGTGTATCGTCGTTCAACAGGACATCAGCGGCGATCCCTCGGGCGCGGCGCTGTTCGGGGGTCATTCGGGCGCCTCTGGTAGCGGCATCCAATGACTGAAGGCGTCTTTGTGATAGACCGGGCCATCTAGGCTGGCCCAACGATAGGGCTCGTCGTGCTGCTCGTCATCCCAGCCCGCGACAATCATGCAGTTCTTTTCGTACCAGACTAGCAGCACGTCCGTGCCGTCACGTGGCGCGGTTTCGATTGGCTGCCAACTCACTTGCTCAGGTCTCCACCTTCGCGGTTCTTGCTGACCTTGGCGTCGCTCTCACGGTCGCGGCGCTGCTCTGAACGAGCGGCAATCTCGCGGTCGATCTCCGCCTTCTGCATCGCAAGCTCGCGTTCGAGCTGCATCTTCTCGCGGGCAAGCTCGGCCTCGAACATCGCCTTCTCGCGGGCGAGCATGGCTTCGGCCTCGGCTTCCTCGCGGGCCAGTTGAATCTTGAGCGCCGCTTCCTGCTGCTGCATCTCCAGCTTGGCCTGCGCCATCTGCTGCTCGCCCTGGAGCTTGGCGGCCGACAACTGCATCTCGGCCTGTGCCTTCTGCGTCTCGGGATCGGGCGGGGTCTCGGGTTCTACGACATTGCCCTGCTCGTCGCGCTGCGGCTCCTGGATGAACTCGTCGGTGTTCTTGATGCCGGCGGCGGTGAACTTGCGCTTGATCGCGTTGAAGATCTTCTCCAGCGGGAACAGCGTGGCCGCTCTCGGATCCTGCATCGCCATTGCGATCGTCTGAAGGATGCCGTCCGCAACCGCGATCTGCTGCGCCTTGTTGCCGATACCCAGGCCAACGGAAATCGAGACGTCCATGTCCGCGTTCCAGTGACGCGGGTCCATCTCCACCCACTTGTTGCGCAAGCGGATGACACGGGCGCGGGGCTGGTGCTTGACCAGCAGGCGGAGGATCTTCTTGTAGAGGTCTTTCACCCCGGTCTCGGCGAAGATGCGGGCGATCAGTTCCGCCCTGTTGTTCTGCGCCTCTTCCATCTGCGCCGCTTGGGTGGCGGTGATCTGGTTGGCGGTGTCGAGGACGTTGGGGTCTAGTCCCTGTCCTTGCTTCTGGATGCCCGTCCGCATCTCCGCCTGCTGGTTGACGTAGGCCAGCATGGGATAGGACTTGTCGGCCACGAACGGGATGGCGAAATGCTCGATCGGGTCGTTGCCGCAGCGGATCGGGGCGCCGGGGGCAATGACGCTGAGATCGTCGTAGGTGCTGCCGTCGTCACGCTCCGAGCCCTCGGTGATGATCGGACGCGGGTTGTTGGACAAATAGAGGTTATCCAGTGTCTGCCGCCACAACACCGTGGCAATGCGCTGCTCGTCGATCACCTGGTCTGCCAGGCTCATGCCGTAAATCTTGTGCGGCATCGGGACCGGACAGAGTGTGGCGAACGGACCCTCGTCCACTTCCTCATTGAACAGGATTACAGTGCCTGAGCGAATGACGTGGCGCAGCTCGGAAATGCCGTCGCCGTCATAATCGGCAAGGACGTATTCGTCGTTGACCTGCACCATCTCGCGGGACTTGTCGCCCGGCTGGGTCAGCTGCTGGGCGGACCAGTCCTCGTCGCCGTAACGCGACATCGCCCGTGAATCCTCGATCACCGTGTGGGCCGAGGCTGCCAGTGTCTCTACAGCTTCCCGGTCGAAGCCCATCTCGACCAGCTCGGAGCGGGTCATGTTGCGGATGTGCGCCTCGTACGGCGGGATTTCACCCGGACGGGCCAGGGGAGAAATGCGATACTCTTCGGGCGGGATATTGCAGACCTTGACGCGGCCGTCTTCGTAGGTGCGCTCGATGTCGAGTGAGTAAAGGCCGTGCTCGTCGGGGCCGTAAGGGCCGTCAACGACCTTCTCTTCGGCCATGAGCATCTGGATCTGCATGGGATCAAGCTGCTCAAGGCGCTCGACCTTGGGGCGGGTAGTTTCCTGCCAGTAGACCTTGGTCACGCCGACCTTCTGGAGCAACGCGTCCTTGATCCAGTCGTGCATGATCCGGAAGCCCGGATTGTCGCAGTTGAAGACGTAGTTGGTGTAGTCGGTGGCTTGCTCGGCCTGCTCCTCGTCTTCCGGACCCTGCGGCTCGAAGACCACGGTCTCGTCGGACGACCAGAACGGCTTGCCTACAGCGGCAACGGCGTTGTCGATGGTGATCGCGACGGTGGCGTCAACGACCTGCGAACGTCCGTCCCGCTCGTCGCCGTAAGGGCGGCGGTAATAGCGGTCGAGGGCATCGGCCTGCTCGGACGCGATCTCGCTTTCGTAATAGCCGATCGAGCGCGTTTCATGCTCGGCGAGCATCGCTGCGAGCTCGTCGTCGGTCATGCCTTCCGGTTCGACCGGTAGCGGGGCTGATGCCATTATTCGCGGACGCCTTCGGGCAATTGTCCCAGTTCAATAGCGATGCGGCATTCCTCCTTCGTCCCGCGATCCCTGAATGAGTTGCCGTAGACAAAGCTCAGGCGTTGCGCGCGAAGCTCTTCGGCGGTCATCGGAGGAAGGGTCTTCGCCCATTCCAGCGCGGCGCGGAGTTCATCGGTCATGCGTACCTCGCGGGTTTGTGGGCCTTGAGAACGAACGTGAACCCTTCGTCCTCGTCCATGTGCACCGGCTCGAAGTCGCCCTTCCACAGCCAGCGGAAGTCGGTCATCGCCGTCTTGCCGACCTGCTTCTCGTATTGCTCAGCGTTGAGGAACACGAGGGAAGCACGGGAGATGACCCGCGTGTGCGAAGGATCGCCCCACGCCCAGATCGAATCCCACTTGGGACAAGTGGCGAACAGGTGCCCGCCGGGTTTCAGGATGCGGTAGATCTCGGCGAAATCGTGAAAAAACTTACGGAAGTCACCTTGCCGTCCGATATGCTCCAGGACTTCATACGCGTGAACTTCGTCAAAGGAGTTATCTGGAAAGGGCAGTCGCTCGGTCGTCTCAAGATCATGGATGACATCGGCGCCGCAGTTCGGATCATGGTCAAGGGTCGTCAGCTCCTGCCACTCGAAGCTGTCGAAGGTCTTCTTCTTGGCGCGGCTGTTCCCGCAGCCCAGCAGAAGCTCAGACAACCCAGCGGACGTCCTGCTTCAACTGCCGCGGTGCAGCCTTGTCCTTGTGCCCCACGGCGAAATAGCGAAGCGCGTCCGCGTAGTGGCTTGTCCAGTCGTGCAGCGGGTTCACTTTGAACTCCTGCCGCTTGTCGTCATATTCGCGGCGGTACATGCGCAGCGCCTCGATGCCTTCCTTGCACTTCGCCTTGTCGAACCAGCAGGTGGGCAGGAGCATTCTTACCGCCTGAATGCCGTCGGCTAGCGGGATGTTAGGGCAGACAGTCGCCTTGATGCCCAGTCCCGCAAGAACCTCTTTTCGGGATTTCCCGGTTCCGAGCTCACGAACTTCAACATCGTGCGGTAAGTAGTGATTACCCCAGAGATAGTCTCGTTCTTGAAGGCGCTTGGCATACCAGTCTAGCCCGACCCCTTCGCCCTTGAGGACGTCGATGATGCGGATTTCTCTTCCAACAGATTGCAGGAACCAAATGACAGTAGAGTCCGCAACTCCCAAGTCCCATGCAGTGTGGACTGGTAGTCTTGGATCATGCGGAACACTGGTGATGCGACTGGGATCTGCACCTTCCGCATCGTTCATCTCCTTGCCGTAGTACGCACCTCGTACCGCGGCCTCGAAGCTGCATTCGTATTCCTGGGCGTACTCATCCTCGCTCATCATCTTGCGAGCGTCGGTGAGTTCCTTTGCATCCAGTAGACCAGTCTCACTCGCCCGAAGCATTAGGCGGAACCAGTCCTCGTCGTCTTCAGCTAGCGTCCAGAGCTGGTGAAAGGTGTTCTTGCCCTTTGGCGTACCAATAAAGATGGCCCAGCCTTTTCGATCGCTAAGCGCGGGGCGAATGACCTGCGTCCAGACGGTCGGGTCCATATCGCCAAACTCATCGAGAATGGCCCCGTCAAGATATATCCCTCGAAGCCGATCCGG